GACCGTTAGTTTCACGTGACTAGACGGTTGTTGACGTTATACGTGGCTGATACAGATAAAATTGTAAACAAGGATGTTGGACTTGGGTTATCCAACACTCCCCAAACTTTAACAACCCAACCAACTTCTCTTTTGGAGTATGACTACGAGACACCGGTAGTCGTGACCAAAGAGATTAAAAACGAGCAAGTTGTTGCACTCTACGAACCGTTAGATGTGCCCCATAGTATCATGGAAAGAGAACACCTGATTGGATGGACTGATACATTTGCAACAGGTACTGGTCTAGCAGTAGATCCAATAGAACAGTCAATTTTCACGGTTACTAACATAGGTTACACAGTAGTAAACGATACATGGAGACCCTGGGAATCGGTCAAAAAGAATTTCAATTATTTCCGGTGTGACGCTGAGATGCGCATTGTTCTTTTGACAGAACCGTACCAATATGGATATGTTTTGGTGAACTCGTTCCCTCTGTCAACACAGACTACCTACAATGCCTCTCATTACGACAAGAACATTAACCCAGTCTATTTGGATGTTGCATCGCAACAGTCAGTAACTTTGGATCTCCCTTGGATGGCCCCTTTTGATTTTGCACCAATCAACGAGTGGGACTTGACAAAACCTCTGTGGAATGTAACCCTCGAATCCAAGGTAAGAAGTGTTAATTCAACGGGTAGCACAAGTATAGGAGTGAAGTTCTTCGTACGATTGAAGAACATTAAACTCTTTGGACCCGGGATGGCTCAGTCTTCAACAGTCATTGACATGGGTGGACCCTCGAATCCAATTGCTAGGCGCGCTCGTGCTGCTGACAAGATTATGGCTTTTGCCAAGACTATGATATCGGCGGGGCCAACGATAGCTGCAACAACAGGTGGTGGGATTTTAGGCTCGTGGATGAGTGGGCCTCAGCCTGGGACACTTTACCAACCGCAGGATCAAGAAGGTGAAGGTGCAACTGATTCGGTGGTACAAGCACAAATACAACCGTGGGGTGATTTGTGTCAATACCATCCTAGACCTATGGCAACTTTTGGTACGCAAAATGTGCCTCTAGGGCTG